GGTCGGGTCAAGATTCGTATTCATGGACTTCACAGTTCATCAAATCACGATATACCCGAAGATGATTTGCCGTGGGCTCAGTGTATCATACCAACAACCGAGGGTGGTGTGTCAGGTATTGGTAAGATGCCTAAGTTACAAAGAAACGCACTCGTGTTCGGATTCTTCATGGATGGTATTCATTCTCAAACTCCGATTGTGTTTGGGTCAATACCTCATATCGAACTACCTACTCAAATACAACTTGGTCAACCAGAGGAAGATATTGGAAATGAACAACCTGAGTCTTTCTTTGGTAAAGTTGTGAGTGCTATCACACCTACATCGTTAGATGTAGATGACAGTAATACAGGTGTTGTTGGAGGAATTATAAAAGCAAATAGACAGAGAATTGCAGTTCAAACCTTTCTGAATGTTGGATATACGTTGAATCAAGCACTTGCAATTACCGCATCATTGGATGCATCCTCTAATCTAAGAACAGGTCGTAGTGTTCAGTCTAGAGGTCTTGCGAACTTCTCAAGAAAAAGATTTGCAGACCTTCAAGCCTTTTCAAATGATTTCAACAATTTTACAACTCAAATAAATTTTGTAATCTTTGAGTTGAGAGGAAGAGAAAGAAATGCAAACATTCAGTTACTACAGACTCAAAACCTGTTTGGTGAGAATGGAGCATGTAGAGTGTTCTCTCGTTTTTATCTCAAGAAAAGACCTGTAAAAGACGAGAACTTTTTTAAGAAAACAGAAAACTTTGCTCGAAGATTAAGTGAGAGAGTATAGATGGCGATTAGTAGAGAAGATATCAATAGTGGTTTGAAAAGACAAAAGTCTTTGGAAGGTAAAATTTCCAAAAGAGTTCAGGTCGCAAGTTCAAACATAGGTGGTGAGTCAATCAAGAATCGTATCGAGACACCCTTCGCAACTGGTAGCGCATCTTTTAAAGATGACGTGATACGAACAGGAGAGGAAAGATTTGCAAAGACTGCGACTAAACTTGGTGGTAAAAATGGTGAGGTGTTAGGTGGTGTTCAGGCCATAGGTGTAGAGAAAATTAGTCCCAATGAAGTTTTGAAGAATACTGGTCTTGCAAAAATCACAGACAATATGCCTAACATCTCAGGTCTTAAAGCACCGAATACGAGTGGTATTGCATCTATCACTGGATTGACCGATGCATCCGCTGGGTCAGCCGTAAAGGTGATAGGTGCGAATGGCCCCGCCGGTATTGCAAAATCAACAGAGGTCGCAAAGAGTAAAGCAAATGCCACGATTAGTGACATCACTTCTTTTACATCAACGATTGCTGATGCAGGAGAACTGACTACAATCAATGCGAATGTTCCAAGTTTAGATTTCGGAAATATCAAAGACACAATAAAAGAAATAACACCTGTGAGTAATCTCTCAGGTAAGATAGGTGATATCAAGAGTAAAGTATCTGATGGCACAGGTATCTCTGGTATGAACATACCTGAGTTGCCAGCAAAGAATCAGTTAGGTAAATTTGCTAATCTTGATGCTGTTGAAAAATCAAATGGTGGATTTGGTAATATCACAAGTGGAGTAAAATCTTTAGGTAATAAAATTAGTAGTTTTACGAGTAATGTTCTTTCAAGTGTGGACAAGGGTGCTGATGGATTTCTTCAAAATCTAGGTGAAACTATTGGTGGTTCTGCTGAGTCATTTATTTCGAACTCTCTTCCAAATGGAGTTGAGACAACTCCAGATGAAAGAAAGAATATTATTCAACAGATGAACTCTGGTAAACCCGAAGAAAAAGTCAAAGCAGTTCGAACAGTTACGTCTAAGTCTAAGAATATAACACCTCGAATGGCAACTGTCGTGGCAGATACGCCTGCAAACAACGAACTTGAACTATCAACAAATGTTCAAAGAGTTGCTGAAGAACAGGGTATTCCCCCTGATGAAATATCTGCAACAGTTGATGAGATTGATAAATCATCCGAACAACTATCTAAACTTGATACCACAATTGGTGGAACTCTTGTAGTTCCTGCGAGTCTTTTTACTGATGCTGAACCCACAAACTCTAATCAGTGGTCAGGTAGAACTAGTTCAGACGATATATTCTCATTTATTTCATCTGTTGAGGAACTACGAGCCGAGTTCTCTAATATCACTCGTGATATATCTGAGGTTGTAATACACGCAACAGAATCATTTACAAATGCAAACTATGGTGCAATTGAAATCAATAATTTTCATAACAAGTTAGGACATGATGGTATTGGATATCATTATGTAATACGAAGAGATGGAAGACTTCAAAGAGGTCGTCCAGTAAGTAAAGTCGGAGACCATGCACCAATAAACAATCACAATCAGTTCTCTATCGGAGTTGTTCTGGTCGGTGGTTTAAATACTGCCGCAACCGATGAAACACTAGAATTAGCAACTTCATCAAGAAACTTTACACGAGAACAATACACGACACTTGAAAAGTTTCTTCGTTCTTTCTATGATACATATCCTGGCGGTCAAGTATTCGGACACAATGATATTGACATAGAAGAGGATGACCCATTCTTTGATGTTTCGGATTATATATTCTCTTTGTTTAGAAAAGCAAATAAAACAAGAGATACCTTTACAACGCCTCCACTCACACCTCAAGGTATTGCGGTAAGAGATTACTTTACATTCCCACTAAGTAAGGGTGGTATCACGTCTAAGTTACCAACATCTGATTTGGTTGCTCCTGCTACAGTAAGTTTAGTCGGAGTAGATGGTGTAAATCTTGATGAAGAAGAGATTCAAGAGTTGGAAGAAACTGTTGAGGAGCGAACAGTTCCAAAAGGAATTGAAGAAGAACTTGAGAATAATCTATTTGAAAGACCACCTAAACCCGAAGGTTTCCCACAAACAGATGATGATGGCGTTGAAAGAGATTATGAATGGAGTGAACAAGAACAGGATTGGATTTTTCAAATAAATTATCCAGAGGGTAATGACCCATCACAAACACAAATATATGCCGACCTTGATGAAGATATAAGCTTGGATGATATCTAATGACAACTAAAAAAGACAATCACTTACTTAGAATACAGGAACTTGGCGAAGGCGTTGAGTTGACTGTTGGTGTTCCTGCTGATGGTATGCAGAATGCTTCGGGTGACCTTCCGAAACGAGAATATAATTATGGATTCTCAATAAACAAAGCAGCCTTGGGAACGAAGATAAATCAACTATCAACAAGTGGTGGTGACTTTGGAGTCTCGTTAGGTGTTGTTGAGCAACGAGCATCTGAGTATCCATTCAATCAAGTAAACGAAACTGAGAGTGGTCATGTCGTTGAATATGACGATACGCCAGGCGCAGAGAGAATACTCATCAAACATCGTAAGGGTGCAGGGGTTGAGATGAGAGCCGATGGTTCGGTCATCATATCTGCGACCAATAATAAAGTTGAAGTCACAGGTGGTCATCAAAGAGTTATCGTTGAGGGTCATGGTGACCTAATCTATCATGGTAATCTCAATCTCAAAGTGAGTGGAGACTTTAATGTGGATGTCGGTGGTAACTATAATGTCAATGTTGGGGGAAACAAAGTCGAAGAGATACAACAAAATCACAAAACTGTTGTAACTGAAAACTCTCAATATATTACCAAAGGAACAAAAACTGACAAGACATTGGAGACACACACGAGTATTATGCTGTCTGACCATAATGTTTTTGTTGATGGAGACCAAGATACTCTCGTTGAGGGTAATATCAATATTGTTTCTGATGTTGACACATTTATATCTGCGAAGGAATCCTTTGCGGCCAGTTCTAAGAATACGAATATATCGGGTGCGAAGTTTGTATCTGTTTTGGGACAGAAGGGTGCAATCGGTGGTAAGAAGGTTGACTTCACAGGTAATGTCTATCAAGGTAATGAGGGTGCAACTGCCGAGGCCTCTGGTGCAATATTTCACGGAACATTTAAAGGTATTGCAGACGAGGCATTGCGTTCATATAGTGCAAATACTGCGAGAGTTGCAAAATCACAAGACTATGCAGAGAATGAACAAGGAACTGCATCTGGTGACGAGGCAACCAAGACACAAGCAACTATCACAGGTGAAAATCCAATCACGCCTCCTGTTGTTGTAAGTCATACCACAACTGGTAAGTTTGCAATTCAAAGTGTTGTGATTGATGCTGATGACGTATTGAAAGATGAGTTGAATCTTCTCAATAAGTTTTTTGTTTTCAATAAAGTTCCGACAACTCAAGAGATACGTTCTAAGTTTAGAGATGAATACAATAGAGAAGGTAGTGGTGCGGCTGCTGTATTAGTTGCCGAAGGATTATTGAGTGAGTCATATAATGTTCCGACACCAACAGAAATCGGTAGAGTTTCAGGTAAAAAACCAAAACCTCAGTTTGGATATGAACCAATCGGAAATGCATTTGAGAATAGAGGAAAGAGATTTCAACCATGAGTACAATAACATTCTTACCTGACCCACTATACAATCCTGAAAACCAAGAGTCCATCACATCAAAAACAGAGATTGCGCCTGGTATTACGATTGCAAAGTTTTTGGGTGCATATGGTGACAGAACGTCATTTAATCATATTGAGTTTGAGGAACAAAGAAGAGATATCTCTCGTAATCTAGTCGCACAGGCCGAATCTATACGAAGGATTACCAACAATTCAAACTTTGATGATATTCGTTTGATTGTATCTGAAGGATTATATCGTCCTTTGGTCATTGAATTTCCTTTGACCGATGCTCTCAAGAAAAAAAGATTGGGTCAGTTGATATATTATCAAGTCATTGACAAGTTCGGTCAGATTGATTTGAAAAGAACATTTGATGTTGCAGAGTTTTTGAAGGACAATGCAAAATACAACAAGTTAATATTAGACTATGATACATATGACCCCGATGGTAAACTTACCGCACAGATTGGTATTGAGTATTCACAAATTCCAATTACATTTACGATTGATGATGCATCTTTTGATATCGAAACAGTTTTTAATAATCAATTAATGTCTAAAAACGAATTGATTGAGATTTTAGAATAAAAACATATAAATAGAGACATGGCAACAAGAAGAGCATTCGCACAAGAAGATACAAACTTAAATACACCTAGTATAAAAACTAGTCGTGTGCGTGAGTATATTGACATTGATTTGTCATTTACTGCAAAGACGACTAGTGGTGAGATATTTAAGAAAACTGATGCGGCTGCTGTTAAACAGGCAATCAAAACTCTTCTTTTGACAAATAGATTAGAGAAACCATTTAGACCTTCATTTGGAGGAGACATTCAAGGGCAACTATTTGAACTTGCAAACCGAGGTAGTTCTACAATTATACGAAGAAGAATTATCTCAACAATACAACAATTCGAACCAAGGGCTGAAATCGTTGATTTGGTTGTAGACCTAAGACCAGACCAAAATTCTCTAGATGTGACACTCACATTCAAAGTAGTAAACACTAACGATGAAGTTGAATTTACAACAACAATATCAAGGTTAAGATAAAATGTCAACAACAATAAAATCAACTGCACTCGACTTTGATGCAATTAAAAACAATCTGAAAATATTTTTAGCAAATAAATCGGAATTTGCAGATTATAACTTTGAGGCATCTGGTTTATCAAACATCCTTGATGTCCTTGCATACAATACACACTACAATGCTTTGATTGCTAACTTTGCTTTAAATGAGTCATTTCTAGGAACAGCACAACTTCGTAGTTCTTTGGTGTCTCTGTCTGAGGGTATTGGATATATTCCTGACTCCAAGACATCGGCTCAAGGAACTATCAATATGTCAATAAATCTAAGTAGTGTTACTCCTAGACCATCTCAGATTCAGATTCCGTCAGGTTTTAAGTTCAACTCTACTGTTGATGAGGAAACATATGTGTTTCAAACCACTGAGACACTGACCGCAACAGATAATGGTGAGGGGTCATTTGTTTTCAAAACCTCGTCAGGTTCATCTGATATTGTTATCAGAGAGGGAACTTCTCGCACCAAAACATTCCTTGCAACTAAATCAGTAGACAATCCGATTTATATCATTTCTGATAAAAACCTTGATATCTCAACTGCAATAGTGAGAGTCTTTGAAAGTTCTACATCTACGATTTCTACAACATACACTGATTTACAGAATGCAAATACTATTAGTTCGGCCTCTACATTATATATTCTCAAAGAAACACCTAATGGTCTCTTTGAATTATCCTTTGGTAATGGAACAACTTTAGGTGTTGCACCTGATGAGGGTAATAAAATTACTGTTGAGTATCTAGCAACAAATGGGTCTGATGCAAATACTGCAAAAGTGTTTGAACCACAAAGTCAAGTAACTGTAAATTCTGTTGGATATAGTGTGACTGTAAGCACAGTCGCAAATGCTGTGGGTGGTAGTGATAAAGAATCACTTGAGTCTATTCGTAAGAATGCACCATTCCAATACGCATCGCAAAATCGTATGGTAACAGCCGTTGACTACTCGTCACTGATATTAAGAAACTTCTCAACACTTATCAAGGATATTCAATCCTTTGGTGGTGAAGATGCACTTGAACCTGAGTTTGGAACAATATTCATGTCAATCTTATTCAATGACGATGTGACTGCAACAACAGTTCAAACCACAAAAGATTCAATTCAAGACCTTGCAAAACAATTATCAGTGGCATCTTTCTCTTTGAAATTTGATGACCCTGTAAAAACTTTTATTGAACTTGATGTTTTCTTCCAGTTTAATCAGAGACTCACTACACTTTCAAAAAATACAATTCAGAATAGTGCAAATAATGCAATCATTGATTATTTTTCAACTAATACAGGTAAATTCAATCAATCGTTTAGACGTTCTAATCTATTGACACTCATTGATAATGTAAGTCCTGCTGTTCTATCCTCTCGTATGAATGTAAAAATGCAGAGACGATTTACTCCAACACTTACATCTGTTCAAGGGTTCACTATAAGATATGCAGCCGAGATTGCAAGTCCTGATGATGTAAATCAAATCATAACCTCAAATTCGTTTAGATTCAGAAACAAAGATTGTATCATTCAAAACAAATTAAACTCGAACAAACTTCAGGTATTCAATACTGAAGACAAAGAAATCGTCATTGATAATGTCGGAGATTACTCAGGTGATACTGTCAATATTGTTGGACTACAAGTTGATAGTTTTGTTGGTTCTGATAGTTTTATTAAGTTATCAGCAACTCCTGCGAATCAAAGTGTGATTACACCTTTACGAACAGATATCGTTGAGATTGACACTACCAAACTTGTATCAACCACAGTAGATGTTGAAAGTGGAGTGACTAACTAATGTCTCACAAAGAGGACGATACACTCCGAGACTTGGGAAGGAGAGATATTCAGTTTGATGACCTAAAAATTAAAGAGGTCTTACCTGAATTTTTTCGAACCGAATATCCTAAACTTATAACACTACTCGAAGAATATTATCACTATGAAAACAGTGATGATGCGCCAACCAAACTGATTAATGATTTATTCTTCAGTCGAGACATTACACAAAACGATATTGAACTTCTAGAATATGTAGAACAAGAGTTACTTCTTGGTGATGCATATTTTGAAGGATTTCAAGACAAGAGAGCGGCTGCCAAGTATTCCAACACACTATATCGTTCAAAGGGAACAAAGTATTCAATACAACAATTCTTTAGAACATTTTTTGGTATTGACCCTGATATTGTTTACACCAAAGAACAAATATTTAATCTAAATGATAGTGGTTCTACTATCGGATTTGAATCTCAACATTTCTTGACGGACAATAAACTTTTTCAAAAGTTTGCTATTTTAATCAAATCAGAATTATCACAAGATAAATGGATAGATGCATATAAACTTTTCGTTCACCCAGCCGGAATGTTTATTGGTTCAGAGACACAGATTGTTTCAGCAGTCGAAGATGCCTTGACTGCACCAGTTGTTACACTTGCGGCTGCTCCAGCGATTGCGATTACAAACACGGCTTCTCTGTTTGATGATGGAAGGTCAGATGTGACATCCCTTGTAGATGACCCTGATGTAGATTCAGCAGGTATCCTAAGTAGAATTAGACCAGAACTCATAAGTCTTGGAAAGTTCTCTGCGTTGCAGGTTTCTCAAATTAACAATCAATATGGGTCACTGCGTGAAGCACAAATCGCATCTTCACCAACATTTGATGATTCGGATGCAACTGGTGGAGGAAATGGTGTTGGTATGGATATGTCTAATAACTTGTCATTTGAGACATTCGACCAAGACAGACATGTGTTCTATAGCACAGACTCCAACCAATATTTGTTAAACTTGGGTCATCTTAGTTAGAAAATTTGTATAAATAGAATTAAATGTTTTAGGATTTAGGAATGACAAAACAAACTATCAATAAAGGTTCAGCAGCGAATGACGGAACAGGTGATACTCTCCGCATTGCCGCAACGAAGATTAATGAGAACTTTACTGAACTGTATGGTCTTCTTGGTAGAAGTGGCGGTGGGGCTCAAGTATCACTTGACTCTACTAGTGTTGTTTTTGAGGGAGCAAGTGCAAATGATTTCGAGTCAAGACTTCAACTTGACTCAGAACCAACATCCGATATATTCCACTATCTTCCTGTTGGGGGGAGTGGAACACTTGTTGTTGATTCGTGTCAACAAATACTAACCAATAAAACTCTGAGTTCACCGATTGTTTCTGCATTGAGAATGCCTGATGCTGATAGTTCTCATAACTATACCATTGTCACAGGTGCATTATCCGCAAACCGAAATGTAACCATTCCTGCTCTGGGTGCTAATGATACGTTTGTTTTAGCAAATGTAACACAGACTTTAACTAATAAAACCATTAATGGTCTTGTAGCAAGTAATCCGAAGATTGGTGGTAAGAACTTAGGTTCTACATTATTTGATAGTGCTGATAACGAACTTCTAGCATTTACTCGTGTTGCATCGGCTGTAAATCACATTACTATGAATAATGCAGCGACAGGAAACTCACCAAGAATTGATATTGAAGGTGGTGACACAAACGTCAATCTTGAGTTAAGTGCAAAAGGAACAGGGGGTATTTTATTAAATAGTCCTGAGATATTAAAACAAGAAACTGTAAGTGGTAATGGTGCATTATCAGTAGTATTACCATATAGTGAAATAACTAAAGGAACTGCCGGTGCATATTCACTTGCAGATGGTGTTGTTGGACAAGTTAAATACATTAGTGTAAGTGGTGCTGGTACTGCAACCATCACTCCTGCAAATTTTGGTGCAGGAACTACTTTAACATTGCAACAAAATGAAACTGGAACTTTAGTTTTTGACGGAACAAACTGGCAAGTACTTGCAACATATGGAGGCGCAGTAGCGTAATTAAAATGGCAGTTGTAACAGACAGACTAAAAAAACAGGTAATCTCTTTCATTCAAAATGATTTAGATTCGGATGCAAATATTTATATCGGTATTGGTCGTTCCGAAGATTGGAATGATTCTGATATTGCACCAACGACTGAAAGAACAAAACGTGAGGAAAGAAACTTTAGAAATGGATTACAATCTATTAAGAAAGTTCTTGATGCTTCTTTTGTTGTTCCTCGTTACAACTGGTCATCTGGTGCTGTTTATTCTGCATATGATGATGCACAGATTGGTTATCCAACTCAAACCTATTATGTAATGAACGATAACAATGAAGTCTTTATAGTTCTTCAACAATCTAAAAATACAGATGGAACTGCAAAAGTATCAACAGTCCAACCTTCGGGTAATACTGGTGGAACACCTTTCCAAACTGCTGATGGTTACATTTGGAAGTTTTTATATTCCATATCTGCGGTAGATGCGAACAAGTTTGTCGCCGCAAACTTTATTCCTATAAAACTTGCAACCTCTACAGACTCTGATGCAGCCGGCGTCACACAACTAGCAGCTCAAAATGCGGCAGTAGTCGGTCAGATTATTGGTATTGCAGTTGACTCAGGTGGAACAGGGTATACAAGCACTCCAAGCATTGCAATCACAGGTAATGGAACAGGGGGTAATTTTACTGTCACAACTGATGGTGGAGTTGTCACGAAAGTTGAGGTAGATAGCACTGGTGGGTTTGGGTTAGGTTATACAAATGCAGGTGTTACATTATCAACCTCTGGTTCAACAAAACCAGCGAAGATAAGAGCAATTCTCGGAACACCTTTAGGTCTTGGAGGAGACCCAAGAGATGACCTTAAATCAACGTCTTTCATGTTTCAAGTAAAACCAACTGGAAATGAAACTGGAGACTTTATTGTTGGTAACGATTTCCGTCAAGTTGGTCTTATCAAAGGAATGAAGAGAGATAGTGATGGTGGAATAGGAAGTGATTTTGACTCGGACACTGGTATCATTCTCAAAAAACTTCATTTCGCATCCCAAACAAATAATTTTACTGTTGACAAAACAATTCAAGGTGCAACTTCAAATGCAAAGGCACTTGTAGATAGAGTTGACTCCGCTGCTTTTGTGTTCTTCCATCAAACCGAAGAAACAGGGTTTAAGAGTTTTGATTCAGGTGAAAACATCACAGAAGTGGATGGAACAGGGGCAGGAGCATTGGTAACAGGTGGAGGAAGTTCACCAGTTCAGTCAGGTGAGGCTCTTCCACACACAGGTGATATTCTCTACATAGATAATCGTGCTTCTGTATCTCGTTCAACTGACCAGACCGAAGACATCAAAATCGTAATTCAAATATAAGGTATTACAATGCCAAATACATTTACAACCAATACATTTGCTACAACATACAAGGATGATTTCATTGATAGTGACAACTATCATCGCATTCTGTTCAATGCTGGGCGTGCATTACAAGCACGAGAACTCACACAAATGCAAACAATCATTCAAGAGGAGATTGCAAGGTTTGGTCGCAATATCTTCAAAGATGGTGGTTCAGTAAATCCTGGCGGGCCAACAATCAATAATGATTACGAGTTTGTAAAACTTGATACAGCAGCCGCAGATAGAGATTTACCTACCGACACTAGTGTTTTGGTTGGTGGAACTATTACTGGAGGTACATCTGTTATAAAGGCAAGAGTTCTTGAGGTTGTTGCGGCAACTGCTTCTGACCCTGCTACACTTTTTGTTCAATATACAGAGATACCATCTGGACTTGCTACAACAACTGGAGTTAGATTTACGCCTGGAGAAGATATTACTGTATCATTTGGTGACCCAGCAAGCACTGATACATTTAAGGTTCAGGGAACTGACACACCTTCAAATCCTGCTGTTGGTAAGGGATGTAGAATTTCTAATGCGGCTGGTGACTTCTTTGCAAGAGGTCATTTTGTATTTGCAAAACCACAATCACTCATTCTCTCCAAATACACAAGACTTCCAACCAAAGTTGTTGGTTTCAAAATAACAGAAGATATCATAACAACTTCTGATGACGCTGCACTTTTTGATAATCAGGGTGCAACACCTAACTTGTCTTCGCCGGGCGCAGACCGATATCGTATTCTACTCACATTAACAACTCAAGACCAAGTAAACTCCGATGAGAACTTTGTATTCTATTGTAATGTTGTTGAAGGTGATATTGTTGACCAAGTATCAGGAACAGAAAGTTATAACAAAATCAATGAGGTTCTTGCAGAAAGAACTCGTGAAGAATCAGGCAATTACATTGTAAGTCCATTTAGTGTAGACTTTGAAGATTCTGCCACAGACTTTATTGCAAATGTATCTGATGGTATCGCATATATTAATGGTTATCGAGGTGCAACCGAGACACCAACAGAAATCACAATACCAAAACCTCGTGCAACAGTTGAACTAGAAAATGAGACTGTCGGTGTAAATTACGGAAACTATTTCGTCTGTGATACAGTCGAAGGAGCATTAGATAGTGCAACATCTGGTAAAAACTTCAGCACAGTTAGTCTTAGAAGTGCAACAGGACATGGTGGTAGCACTATCGGAACTGCTAAATTTAGATATCTCGAAAAAGATGGTTCGAACTTCCGTGTATATCTATTTGATGTAAGTATGAACTCTGGTCAAGCACTTCGTGATGTAAAGTCTCTAGGACACGGCGCTGCCGATTTTGCAAATATTGTTCTTACCAATAATAAGGCCGTTCCGACTGATAATGATAAAGTTAATCTTGTATACACAACACCGAATCCACGTCCTAAAGATATCACTGATGAGGACTTTGAAGTCCAAAGAATCTTTACTGGAACAACAAATGGTTCAGGTAATCTAACATTATCTAGTCTTGGAACTGGTGAGACCTTTGTAAATTCATCTCAGTGGATTGTTACTGCTAACGATTCAGGAAGTGTTCGGAGTCAAACAATTGATACATCCGCAGGAACTTCTGCAACATT